GACCAGCGTTACAGCTACGAAGCTGACCCACAAGGCGAGGTGGTGAAAATTTCACTGCGCCGTTGGGTTGATGAAGAAGGCAATGAGCGCCGTAAATGGAAGAAGGTGGGCAACCAGACTTTTGCGATGGGCGGCAATGCCTATGCTGGACGCAGAGCATACCGCGACTTTAACTTTTAACTAGAGGCAAGGCCTCGCCATTTGGAGTAAGTTTTATGTTAGTGAAATTTTCGACCCTACGTGGTGGTGTTTTTATTGAGGTAGGCGAAGGTGAGCGTTACCATGCGGAAGCTAGATGCTTCCGATTTGATAAAGATGGCAATGCAGAATATGCCATTTTGCATGACCTTGTAAGCACCAACCCAAGCCCAAGATGGTTTGCACATTGCTACAAACCAAGCCAATTTACTTTTGCATGAACAGAGGCGCGGCCTCGCTAGAAAAGGAATAGTTATGACTGACACGACATATAACGGCTGGACAAATTATGCCACATGGCGCGTGAGAATAGAAATGTTTGACAGCGCAGATTATGCCAGCAAAAATGACCTAGATGCTTATGACTTAGGTCAAATGATGCGTGATGAAGCATTGGAAATTATTGATGAACAGGGCTTTGGTTTTGCATATGATTATGCCAGAGCATTTTTGAATGACGTTAATTGGCGTGAAATTGCTGAACGCCAAATTCAAGATTACCGCACAGAAGAGGACGCATAAAATGTTACACGCAGACTTAATCCGCCAGTGGGCAGCAGACCGCAACTTGATTGCAGGAAGCGACCTCAAAAGCCAATTTGTGAAGCTTATAGAAGAAGCTGGCGAACTGGCTAACGCCATTGCAAAGCATGATTACGCTGAATTTGCAGATGCTATCGGTGACATGGTTGTCGTGCTGACCATCATGGCAGCGCAAAACGGTATGCTGATTGAAGATTGCATTGATGGCGCTTGGCAAGAAATCAAAGACCGCAAGGGCAAGATGGTTGACGGCATTTTCTTGAAGGACGCATGATGCTTAATGATAGTTTTAGCTGGGAAGAAGAAAAGCCAGAAGAAGTGCTGGTTGACACGCTTGGCATGACGCCAAGGCAATTAAATATGATACGCATAGAGGCAATAGCCAATTTGTATGATTACACGGTTGAGGACGTTTTAGGCAAAAGCAAACTAAAGGCGCTGGTCGCAGTGAGGCGCAGATGCGTTGTGATGCTTAGGGAAAGAGGCTATTCAACCACAGAGATTGGCAGAATTATGAACCGCGACCACAGCACCATTTGCCATGCACTTAAGAAGTATGAACAGGATGAAATTGCGGCCCTAGCTAAATACGAATTAGAAGGATGGCCTCATGACACCATCAAAGCTTAAACTAGCCAGAATGTATTTAGGCTACAGCCTAACAGACATGGCTGATGCGCTGCGCCTGTCACCAACAACAGGGGCAACTACAATCCGCAAGATGGAGGCTGGTAAGGTCAATATCACTGGACCAATTATGGTTGCGGTAGACGCAATGCTAAAAGGCTATGACCCATTTGAAGATGAGAATGACGATGACGCGCCCTAATAACCGTCAAGTAGGTGGCAATCATTACGCATCCAAAAAGGTTCAGCCTTGGGATGCAATGGAAGCGTGGATGTCTGCGGAAGCTTTTGCGGGATATTTGCAAGGTAATTGCATAAAGTATTTATCCCGCTATCGTGACAAGAATGGCATAGAAGATTTAAAAAAAGCGCAGCACTATCTAGAGAAGCTGTGCCAGCATGAAGGCGGAAGATTATGATAGATGCACCTAAAATTGAACAACGCAGCGTAGCGGAACTTACTCCGTATGCAGCGAACAGCCGGACGCACAGCCAAGAGCAAGTTGCTCAAATAGCGGCAAGCATGAAGGAATTTGGTTGGACTAATCCCATACTGATTAGCGATGACAATATGATTATCGCAGGTCATGGACGCATCATGGCAGCAAAAGAACTTGGCATGGTTGATGTGCCAGTAATAGTTTTAAGCGGTCTTAGTGAGGCGCAGCAAAAAGCCCTTGTGATAGCTGACAATAAATTAGCTCTAAATTCAATCTGGGATGACGAGCTATTGAAAATGGAGATGGCTGATTTAGTCGCAAGCGGATTTAATTATGAGGCAATCGGCTTCAATACGCAGGAACTGCGCGAACTGCTGGATGACGTAGAGGAACCGCCAAAAGAAGATGATGAAGAAAAAGAGGCAAACTATATAATTCAATACAACATTGTCTTTGACAATGAAGCGCAGCAAGCAATCTGGTTCAATTTCATAAGATTTTTGAAAACAAAATATGAAGACCATGACACACTCGCAGAGCGGCTGATAACATTCTTGCAGGAGAATGAACTTGGTCAGGATTAAACAATATATAGAGGCTGACGTTCTCACGGAAGCCAAAGCGCGGATGCACCACATATTTGATGTGTTTGACACCGTGGCTATCATGTTTTCTGGCGGCAAAGATAGCTTAGTGGTGTTGCATCTGGCTCACGAGGTCATGCAGGAAAGGGGTATAACCAAGCCCCTCAATGTGGTGTTTAGGGATGAGGAACTAATACCAGATGAAGTTATCAACTTCGTGGACAAATATCGCAAAGAACCTTGGATTAATATGCTGTGGTTCACCGTTCCGCTAAAATCCACCAAATATGTCTTGGGCGTTTGCCATTCATACGTTCAATGGGATAACAGCAGAAAATGGGTAAGGCAGAAACCTGATTGGTCAATCTCTTTAGAAGAGGGTGACGATAGAATTTTTGACCAGTATTCAATGGACGCATTCACTGCTAAGTTTTTCAAAGGCAAAATGGCGTTTTTGACAGGGATACGCAGTAGTGAAAGCTTGATGCGCTTTCGTGCTTGCGTCAACAAATTAAACGAAAATTATATCAATGCAGTTTCTGACCCCTCCGCCAAAAACGTAAATCTATGCAAGCCAATTTTTGATTGGTCTGAAGATGATGTTTTCAAATATTTTTATGATAACGACATTCAATATTGCAAATTATATGATTGGCAAATGTGGTCTGGCAATGGGCTTCGGGTTTCAACGCCGCTACACGCAGAAAGCGCCAAGCGGTTTGATTTAATCAAAACTGCAACACCAGAGTTTTATAATCGCGTCATTGAGATTTTTCCCGAAATGTTGGCGCACGAACGCTATTTTAAAGACCTTGACCGCAACGCAATCAAAGAAAAATATGGTCAAAGCTATGGTGGCGTAAGGGCTTGGATAGAAGATAACATTGAGGATGAAGCGCAGCACAAAATGGCTGTGAAGCGTTTTGATAGTGTCATGGGAAGGGCGCTAAAAGACCCAGACCTATATCCACCTCAATATTTATTGACCACCTTTATGGCTGGTTCATTCAAAAGAGAAATTATGCCGAAAGCTAGGAGCAAGTAATGTTTAGCAAAGAGCCTATCAACAACGTAGAGTGGCGTGACGCATCAAGCATCAACGCAAACGGCTACAATCCTAACGTGGTCTTTACGCCAGAACTCAAACTACTGGAAAAAAGCATATTGAAATGCGGCTGGATACAACCCGTTATCATTAACCCAGATAACATCATCATTGATGGCTTCCATCGCTGGAGGCTTTCACAAGATAGCAAGGCATTAAAGGAAATTTATAACGGTAAGGTTCCATGCGTTGTCATGAACCTAAACAAGCCAGAAGCAATGATGCTTACTATACGCATTAACCGCGCCAAGGGTTCGCACGTTGCCCTGCAAATGAGCGAAATTATTCACCAATTAATAGATGAGCATGGCTGCGATAAGCAGGAAATTTGCGAAAACATTGGGGCAACCTTGGAGGAGATAGACCTTCTATACCAAGATGGCGTGTTCAAGAAAAAGGACATTAAGAATTACAAATACAGCAAGGCGTGGTATCCCGCAGAGGTGAAGCGTGGAGATAAGTAAGGCCACCTTTAAAGACGTTGCGCCATACGCAAGTTTAGCCGCGAAAAGCAGGGTATCAATCAGCGATACAAAAAACACTGAATGGTTCACCGTCAATGATTTCACAGCCATTTTAGGCTTTGCTGGTCTTATGAAGGTTGCCACTGGCTACCGC